AAGACGCCAAGGGTGAGGAGGTGCGCTTCAGCGAGAAGGCCAAGGCCGACCTGCTGAACGTGCCTCTGGTCGCCGCGGCCGTGGTGACGGCATGGCTGGAGAGCCTAGCGAAGGGCAAACGAAAAAACTGACCGAGGCCGCCGAGCACTGGGCCGGCGGCGGCGTCGTTGATGAGTCACAGGATGATGCGGCTGCGTTCGGGCTCGATCTGCCCGAACAGGCGTCATCTGAGGACTTTGAGGTATGGCCTGAGAACTGGGATGCGGTGCTGATGTTCCTGCGCATCTCAACGCAGTGGCGCACGTCGATGGGCGGGCCGATCGGGCTCGATTACGGCGCTCTGGAATGGCTCTTTAGACTGTACGAAGTGAAGGAGCCGCGCTCTCTCCTGGAGGATCTGCAGGTCATGGAAGGCGCGGCACTGACAGCGATGGCAAAGGAGGGTTGATCCATGGCGATGACCCTCGACACGGCGATCAAGTTCACCGCCAAGCTGGAAGGGCAGGGGCTCGATCAGCTGAAGCGCGGCCTGCAGGGCATGGCGCAGCAGGCCAACCGCTCGAGCAAGGATCTCGATCGGCTCTACGCGGCAAACAAGAAGCTGGCGCAGGCGGCCGGTGGTTCGCTCAACTCGCTTCAGCGGCAGATCACGGTGATGACGAACCTGCGCAACGAAGCGCAGATCGGCAGCCGGCAGTTCAAGTTCTACACCTCCGAGCTGGAGAAGCTGCAGAAGCAGCAGGCAAAGCTGGATGGTGCCGGCGCCGCCCAAGGGGGCCTCTTGGGCGCTCTTGGCGGCCTCAGGGGCGGTTTAGCGGGCGCCGCGGCATTGGCTGGCACGCTCGGCGTCACGCAGATCGTGAGCGGGATCGCCACCGCCAGCATGGATGCCGAAACCGCTCGTGTGCGGCTACAGGCACTCACAGACACCTACGGCGAATACAACCAAGCTCAGCAGGCCACTGCACGACTTGCGAGCACGCTCAGGATCTCCAATACAGAAGCCACTGACAGCTTCGCCAAGCTTTACGCCGGCCTCAGGCCTACAGGTGTCAGCTTGAAGGAGCTTGAGCAGATCTTCATTGGCTTCAACGTGGCAGCGCGCACCAGTGGCGCCACGGCAGAAGAAACAAGCGCTGCAATGATCCAGCTGAAGCAGGCGCTGGTCAGTGGCCGAGCGCAAGGCGATGAGTTGCGCTCCATCCTTGAGCAGGCTCCCGCACTTGGCCAAGCCGTTGCGGAGCAAATGACGAAGCTCGGCACCTTCGGCAAGGTGACTCGCGCACAGCTGAAGGATCTCGGAGCAGAAGGAGCCATCAGCACTGATGTGTTGATCAAGGCGCTGCAGCAGCTTGGTGAAAAGGAGCTGCCAAAGCTTGAGAAATCATTCGGCACTGGCAAGCAGGCCGTCACCGACCTTGGCAACGCCACCGAGAAGCTGCAGGTGGCGATCGGCGATGCCTTTGGTCCGATTGCCGTCAAGCTCATCCAAGGCTTTACCTCGTTGGTGAACGGCGCCGCCGACGCAATGGAGCGGTTCAACAAGTCCCGTATGAGCCGCGGCGAAGAAATCGCCATTAACGAAAAGGCCTTCCGCAACGCAGCTAAGCAGGTCTACGGCGACGAAATGATGGGAGGCCTGATCAGCTTCCTTAACTCCGACTTCCGGGCGCAGTACGAGAAGGAACGGCAGCGTCTGATAGCTGGCGCCGCAAAAGCAAACCCCGGCGGTGATCAGCCCACTGCAGACCAGCGAGAAGCGCGAGAGGCAGCAGCCAATGAGCGAGAAGCGGCACGGGCAGCTGCGCGCAAGAAGGCCTTGGAAGATGAAGTCAAGATCCGCCAGGACGCAGAGGAGAAGCTGGCGGATGCAGCGCAGCGCAACGCCGAGCAGATCGCCGACTTCCAGCGCGAGACGATCAAGCGGGCAATGGAGCTCGAGCGTGATCTCGCCGATGAGCGGCTGAAGATCGAGCGGCAGATCGGCGCGACCCGCCGCAAGATCGCGCAGCAGGAAGAAGACTTTGCCTTGGAGGCCGAAAAGCAACGGCTGCGCGCGGCTGGCCTGTCCACTGAAGGCATTGAGGCAGCGCAGCGCATCAACGAGATCTACCGCCAATTCACTGAGGAGCGGATCGAGAACGAGCAGAACGCCGTTGATCGCCAAACCGATTTGCAGCGGCGGCTGGAGCAGTTCAAGCTCAGCGTGGCTGAAGGCATCGGCAAGATCCAGGAGGGCTACGCTCGCTCCGTGAGCAACATCCTGCAGGACGCAGGTGAGAAGCTTGCAGAGAAGATGAAGACCGGAGCCGCCGAGGCTGCGGCAACGCTCGGAGGCGCAGGAGGCGCAGGTGGTGCGCTCGGACCGAACCGGCTGATGCCGGGCTCTGTCGGCCGCGGCCAGCTGAAAGTCGGCCAGCTGAAGGCGCTGGCGATGGCGGCTGGCTTTAACGACCGCGATGCGTCGATCATGGCGGCGATCGCCATGGCCGAATCTGGCGGCCGCAGCAACGCGCACAACAACAACGCAGCCACCGGTGATAACAGCTACGGCCTGTGGCAGGTCAACATGCTCGGACGCATGGGACCGCAGCGGCGCCAGGCCTTCGGCATCGGCAGCAATGAGGCACTATTCGATCCGGCGGTGAACGCCAGCGCCGCGCGCAAGGTATTCGAGAGCCAGGGCTTCGGTGCGTGGTCGGTGTTCAAGTCCGGCGCTTACAGGCAGTTCCTGCCGCAGGCCATGCGTGCCAGTGCTGCACCGATGGCGCCTGCGCTGCCACCAGCTGCTGCCGTGCCTGGCTTCAACAGTGCCGGCGTCATGGGCGGCCTGCAAAGCCGTGCATCTGAGCTAAATGCGGCAATCGGGGCACAGGCTGGCATCGGCAACCAGCAAAATCTCAACGACAAGATCAAGCAGCTGCGCGCGGAGTTCGCGGGCATCACCGGCGAGCTGGACGGCCAGACCAAGGCCACAAAGGACCAGCTGGCTGACACCAACACACTGATCGAGCTGCACAAGGCCGGGCTCACCCCCGAGCTGGCGCAACAGGCTCTGGATCTGCAGCGGATAGCGATGGCTGAAACCGCCATCCTCGACACGGTTGAGCAGCGCGCATTGCAAGAGCTGACGCTGAACAAGGACTTGGCAACAGGCGTCACCCTCACCGAACAAGAACGTCGGCTGCGTGAGGAAACGCTCCGCTTGGTTCAGGAGCGCCGCGCTGCTCAGCCTGAGATCCTTGCTGGCATTCAGCGCGAGAACGTCGAGTTGGCGAAAGCTGAACAGCGCCTTTCGGCGTTGCAGGAAATGCAGGAGAAGAAACAGCGTGCCATCGATGCGTTCGCCAACAGCATTGGCAACGGGTTGGGGCAGGCGTTCGATCTGCTGGCAACCGGCACTGACGACTGGGGCGCCAGCCTCAAGGAGATCGCCAGCGGCGTGCTGAAGGACATCGCCAAGCAGCTGTTCCAGATCTACGTGATTGAGGCGGCGATCAAGGCATTGAAGGGCATCTTCAGCGCCGGCACCGATGCAGCTGGCAACGTCGCGCCCAACCGCTTCGCCAACGGCGGCATCATGACCTCCAGCGGGCCGGCACCGCTGAAGAAATACTCACAAGGCGGCATCGCCAACCGGCCGCAGCTGGCGCTCTACGGAGAGGGCAGCAAGCCCGAGGCCTATGTGCCGCTGCCCGATGGCCGCCGCATCCCTGTGGCGCTGCAGGGGCAGGACAAGATGCGCGAGGCCATGGGTGCCGGGCCGACGCAGGGCATGGGCGCCCCGGTGCTGAACATGAGCTTCCAGAGCACCAACATCGGCGGCGTCGAATACGTCAGCCGCGACCAGCTGGAGGCCGCGATGGCCGAAACCCGGCGTGCTGCATCCCGCGACGGCGCAAAGCGTGGGATGACCATGACGCTCGATAAACTGCAGCAGAGCCCGTCCACCCGTACCCGTGTGGGGCTGCGCTGATGGCTGAGCAGTTCCCCCGGATCAAGCCGACCACCCGAGCCTTCAAGCTCGGCAGCTTCCCGGTGAAGACCTACCGGGCGCTGTCGGGTGCGACCGTGAAACGCGCCTTCGGCAACCGCGCCAGCGGCTACGAGCTGCAGCTCGGCTTCGACAACATCTCCGACGCCACCACTGAGCAGCTGCTGGCGCACTACAACGGCTCCAGCGGTGGCTTCGATCGCTTCACGCTGCCGGCTGACCTGTTCGCCGGCATGACCACCACGCTGCGCGGCTACATCCAGGCACCGACCAGCATCCGCTGGGAGTATGCCGAGCCGCCTGAAGTGCAATCGGTCTATACCGGCCGCAGCCGTGTTTCGATCACCCTCATCGGAGAGCTCGACTTCTGATGGCCGAGATCCGCATCTGCCAGTTCTTCAAGCTGCTGACGACTGATGGCGTCACGCACCGCTACCAGAACTATTTCGTGGCGCAGACAGCCATCCTGCAGAGCGAGAGCTACTTCTTCGCGCCATTTCGCGCCGAAGGTGCGCTGGCCACCCTGAACGGCGAGAACGCGCAGCTGCAGGTGCTGTTCCCGCATGTGGACTTCGCGCTGGTGCTGGTGGAGCGCGGCAACGGCAACCGGCTCAGCGAACTGACCCTGACGACCGCCTGGCTGAACGCTGCCGGCGCGATCACCAACACCGCCACCGACTACTACATCGGCCTCGGCGCCAGCTTCAGCGAGACCACCATCGAGCTGCGCTTCCGCTCGGCGATCGACAGCGTGGGCTCCAGCTTCCCCGGCCGCAGCTTCACCCGCGACATGGTGGGACCGCTGCCGCTCAACTCAGAGCTTTACCTGCGATGAACGACCTGGTGGGACTCGGCTACGGCTGGGGTCACCGGCCGGGCGATGGCAGCGGGCTCACCGACTGCTTCCAGCTGGCGTGCGAGGTGCGCGACCGGCTGGGGCTCACCAGCTACCGCGAGCGCTTCCAGTGGGTCTACAGCGACTGGGACGAGGAGACCTTCCCGCGCTCGATGATCGTGCGTTGGGTGCTCGAGCACGGCAGCCCGCTGAAGCGCCCGCAGCGTGGAGCTGTGGCACTGCTGCCGGCTGGTGGCGGCACTGCGCTTGGCACCTGCCTCGGCCGGGCGCTGCTGTTCATCGGGCCGGGGCAGAATGTCGTACAGGCGCCGTTGCCTGATGGCGTGGCGCGCTACTTCTGGATGGATCGATGACGCGCAAGCTGCTGCCCTACGAGCACGAGCTCATCCAGATCCTGAAGGTCTCAGAGGACGAATACCTCGAGTTTCTGGCGGTGCAGCACGACTTCACGCGATCGCGTGAGGAGAAGCTGCAGGAACTGCGCGCCGAGCCGATCTCGATCATCCTCGCGGTGGTCGGCATCATCCTGCAGGCTGTCAGCTACCTGCTCGCTCCGAAACCGGAGATGGAGCAGAAGAACCAGCGCCAGCGCCGTGATCAGGTGTTTGCGCCGCGGTTCGGCTTCAACTCACAGCAGGAGCTGGCGAAGTACGGCGACCCGGTCAACCTCGTCTACTGCAACGTGGACGACAACCCGACCGGCGGCGTGCGCGTGGCGAGCTCGCTGGTGTGGTCCGCTGTTCACAGCGAGGGCTCCAGCCAGTTCATGCAGATGCTGGTGGTGATCGGCGCGTCCGACATTCAGCGCATCGGACCCGGCCGGATCGCGTTCGGCCAGACCCCAATCCGTCAGCTGGCAGCTGGCAAGACTTGGGCGTATTTCGGCGCCAACCGGCCGCTGCAGTTCTCCGATCTGATCCGCGGTGATGAGAGCGATCCGACGCGCATCGGCGAGGCGGCCAGCAGCATCGCCTACCGGCCGACGCTGATCGGCGACCAGCACTCCGATGGCTTCAGCCAGGCCTTCTCGCCGAGCACCATGACGCGCTTCGGTGTCTTTGCACCGATCCCGATCAACGTGGTCTACATCGACCGTGATGAGGACGGCGAGGAGCAGGACGCACCGCTCGGCATCGAGATTGAAGGACTGGAAAGCTACTGGCCGCTGAACGTGCTGAACGATGCGCGCCCCGTGGTGCCTGTTGGCCAGAAGATGAAGCTGGTGTTCCGGCGCATCACATCGGGCGGCAGCGACACGGCACGAGCAGCCAAGGAACTGCGCCGCACGCTGTCCAGCTACATCGACGCGGCAAGCACCTACAAGCTGGGCAGCGCAAAGTTCCGCGTGTCGGCACCGATCAAGAACGTGGAGCTAGAAGACGGCTCTATGCGTGTCTCGATGGAGTGCATCGAGGCTGGCATCTGCCCGGCTGAGGACTACGGCACAGAGGACTTTAAGAAGAACGGCCGCGAAGCACAGCGCGAGATCATCCGGCTGCAGGGCGAACTTAAGGGGCTCAACGATGAGCTGCTGCGCAACGAACCAATCCTCAAGGAAGGCATTGGCGCAAATGTTGCAAACAAGCTGGC